GAGTTGTCCGCAAGGGTTGTGGCCGAGATAGCGGCGTCTGGACCTGTGGCGTCTACAGCAAGAGTTGCGGTCCCTATTTTTGTCCAAGCCGCATTGCTGAAATCCTCAGAATACGTCAGCAGGTTATGCCCGTTCCATTTCAACAGCCCGTCGCTGTCGGTGACGGTTTTCAGGCCGCCTGCGTTGGCGCTTTGCGTAATGGCAAGGTCAGTCGTGCTGGCCCCGTCATCATAGTATTGCTGATTAGCAAAGTCTGCATGCCATGCAGCACCAGTTGGTAGCCATAGTGGGAATGGATTAGCAAAGAAAGCGTATGCCATGTCATTGAGAGAGCCACTATATCCAGCAGCCTTATAGACCTCATATAGAGAGCCTCTGCCATAGCCAAGGGCGCTTCTCCAAGCCTGCTCCCTGTCCTCTAGGGCACCTGTATAACCAAGTGTCCCAAGGTAGGCATATTTATAATCATTTAGTGTTCTAGCCATTGTAGGCTCCCCCTATAATCGTGGGACTGAAGCGCCCACTAAGCTACCCTAGTCTCTTGGGTTCTTTTTGCCAGCAGACTTGTTCCTACTGCGGTTAGTCTTCTTAGACTGGACTCTCAGGTTAGACTTGCTGTTGTTTCTCGGATTACGGTCCTTGTGGTCCACATCCTTACCGTCGCCCTTCTTTACCCTCCCAGACTTTTCCATCTTACGCCTAGCTGCATTACGGGCTGCTCTACGCTTTTTCTGTTCAGGCTTGGAGTGGTAGTCTTTGTATTCTTTTTTGTAGTCTCTAGGCATTGCAAACAGCCCTCCATTTAGCCCTAAAGTTATCGACCTGGATTATAGTCTCAGGGGTATCGTTTCTACTTACAGTTGGTGGGGGGATACTACAAAGAGCGTCAATCTCGGTGCCCGTCTGTTTTAGACAAGCGGTCAAGGGCAGCGTCAACATTATCTTTAACAGGAACTTCATCAAGTTTCTCCCTTGTCTCTTTGTAAGCCTCTAGGTCTTTTACTGCGTCTTTTGCTTTTTGGTCCCTTTGACCCGCTTTGAATACTAGCAGTATCGAACCCAAGACAGCCGAGACAGTAACCACAAGGCGTCCCACTTTTGACCCAACAAATGTAAGTATCCATATCATCTATCCCAACAACCTCACTCTAGACTTGGTGACATACCTCAACCAAAGGTTAACCATCGGTAGGAGCACAAGTACAAATGGCTCAATTACAGCGGGTGGGATTACCTGCCCTTTTCGGTTGATCAGGATCACGAACACAGTGATAAGGTTCACCCAGAAAGTCTTACTAGCGAAGATACTCTTTACATCTTGATCCATTTACAAACCTCCTAGGGGGACTACAGCGAACACCTTGTCTACTATGACCCCGTTACAATCATGTCTTGTTCGTATCTCAAGGGAGTCGAACTGCCCTTGTGGTGCTCTAATAGAGATAGCTAGGGTGTGCTCCCCTGCGATCCTGTCGTGTTCCTTACCGTGCCCTTGTAGGTCGTTCCAGTTCGTGTAGACCAGAACACCTGTCCTACTCCCGAAAGTCTCTAGTCTAATGAACGTACACTCGTTCTTTCTGAATGATGCAAGGACTTCTACATTGTCCCCCACTCTCTCTGTGCTGATCACAGAAACGTTAGAGTAAGGGTCTGGGGGTGCATCTGGTAGGGTAATGGCCATAGCCACTGCCACTAGGAAACCGGACAGCAAACCTAGGCTGAATCTGTTATTGACCACCTGTAAGACCCCCCTTAATGATAAAGCTAACAACAGCAGCGATGAAACCACCCCCCACAATCCACAAGAACTTCGAGAGATTAGAGTTGAGACTGTCCTGGCTGGACTTCAAGTAATTCAGGTCGGACTTGATCTCGACTAGCTGCTTATCTAGTTTGTGTTGCTCTCTCTCCAAGGAGTCTAATCGTGTTTGTAGGGCTGAGATATTGTTCTTAATCTCAGTGATCTCGCTTTCCATGCCGCTCACTTTCTAAAGAGTTCTTGTTCTTTGAGGCGTCTGTTAGTCAGGCCCTTGACAGTCTTGCCCTTAACCTTATTCCACTTAGGGAACTCATCACTAGCGAGGTTAAAACTCTTGTTATTGATGTGCCTGAGCATCGTACTCCCCCTGAAAGCACCAGCCCCTACATTGTAGATAAACGAGACAAGGGCAGAGTATTGGTTATCGGTGATCTGGACTTTGACATACCTGTCGATAGCCGCTGTCACCCAAGCAATATCCTCTAGTAAAAGAGCCTCTGCCCCTGCCTCGGTAATCCTCATACCTTCCTTAGCTGTCTTGGTGTGCCCATACCCAATGGTCCAGACACCACCAACATCCTTATATGCGGACAAGCGTAACCCTTCGAACTCCTTTAGTAGAGATAGGTCTAGGAGCCTCTGTGCGGGCCTCTGAGGGGCCTCTGGGGGTTTGGCAGGGGTAGCCCCAAAGATTGCCGTGAACAGTCTCAGTAACGCTTGTAGGAAGGTATTCATGGGTTTTACCTCTGTTGGTCTCTATCTTTTTGGGAGTTGGTTCGCATCAACGTAGTCTGGGTTAGCGAGGTGCCATTCTACGTCGACGGGTCTGAGCACCCGTACCGAATAACGACCATCATGGTAGGTTAGTACAAAGTCACCGACCTTGTAATCCCCACTGAGAATGCCCTCGTGTACCCCTTGAGTATCCCCCGCGATGTGGATATTGTCGGCAGTGGCCTCGCGTTTATCTACGCCTGCGTAGGATGGGTTATCAAATATATCGTCTACGTCCTCGTTGAAGCGGTCTATAGCCCTTTGTACCATAGCGGGGGTGCCGCCACTAATCTCGGACACCTTACTTGTGATTGGCATGGATACCACTTTCATAGGGATGTCCCCGTGGCGATCTGGCTTAGAGAGTTGCCTAAGCGCCTCATTTATGTCACGGGATACCGGAATCTCTGTCTGACCAACTGCGTTCTGCATAGGCGACTTGGTTCTATCAGTGAGTTGGTTCTCACCAGTTGACCGTGATGCGGATACAGCCGTGGCTTCTTCTGTAGCGGGGGCTGTCGGTTGGCTGGGTGCACTAGAGGGCACGGACGGAGCATCTGGACGTGGGGCAATCGCTTGAGCAGGGGTGCTTGCCTCCGTCAGAGGTCTGCCAGCGTTAGTCATGCTACGAGTGCCGCCACCAGTGGCTTCCATGAGCCTAGCAAGGGTTTCCCCTCTGGTGACTGTCCCATCCCCGTTCTTGTCAAGGCCACTGTTTGCATCATATTCCGCAGAGCCTTGACGATACATCACATAGTTGTCATCTTTCCCAACACCCGCTGGCCAGTGAACAGCCATGTAAAGATCGCCCACATTGTTCAAGCGACCTGCGAAGGGCTCAAGGTATCTCTCCACATACGCCATCTGCTCCTCTCTGGACATGCTGGACAGGGCTGCGGTAGATGTCCCCAAGCCATTCGCAGTGGACTCCAAGAACTGGATCAGGCCAGTGGCGGTGGAGTTGGGGCTCTTTACCGCAGGGTCCCATGAACCCGCTGTCTCGAACTGGATCACGCGGAGCAGGTCATCAGGGGAAAACCCGACCCTACTAGCAGCGGCGTTAACAGCATTGATGAAGCCAGTGTCGTTAGAGACCTCCTCTGGGATAACAAACTGCTGACCGATACTAGAGGTGGTAATCTCACCCTCACCGGGTGCTCTGGAGGTGACAACACCAACTGCTTGTGCACCGACCTCTGCTGCTTCCTCTGGGTCAATGATACCAAACCGATTAAATGCTGCGTCAAGGATGTTGAGGGATTCAACTAGGGGCTCAATATCCTCATCAGGAACAGAGAGGGACGATACCTGACCATCCGGCCTAACTATAGGGCCACCGTCACGAAGCCTGAAACTACCCGTAGTCTCGTCGTATACAGCGCCTAGTTCCTCAAGTCTTTCTGGGGTGACTAGGCTCCTGTTGTATTCGTGACGAGCCTCTAGTTCTGCGGCAACCTTTCTTTGGTGAACCTGAATACCTGTCCTGAGAGCAGCATTAGCAGCTAGGGTGCTGGAGGCCCCGTCACTACGCCACTCCTCAAGGTGGGTAGCAATAGCAGACCCTTCCCCGAACAGAATCTCATAAGTCCCCGAGTCAATCTCATCAGTGGTGTTATACAGGAACGACCCTAGACCTGCGACGTGCTCAGTAAAGCTAGCCTTGGCCCTCGGGTTATCAAGATTCATCCCGTTGTTCTGGAGTGCAGTAGAGATGTTCTGTGCAGCAGCGGTAGCCTCGTCAACACTCATATCACTAGGGTAAGCCCCCATCTGCTCAGGGGTAAGGATT